AGCCAGAAGCGCGGAAGGGGAAAGGCAGACGCTACCGCTTTGATCGCTTGTCGATTGGAAGATGGCGCAATCTTTCCTATCCGAATTTGGGAACAGCCCGACGGACCAATGGGAGAAGATTGGCGCGTTAGTGTCGAAGAAGTAGAAAGCGAAGTAGAGGAAACATTCAAGACCTATCGCGTTATCGGATTCTATGCCGACCCTGCTAAGTGGGAATCTTCTATCGCCAAGTGGGAAAGGGAATACGGGCCGCGCCTAAAGGTCAAGAGTAGCCCAAAGAATCCTATTGAATGGTGGATGACTGCTGGCCGATCTATCCTCGTGAGTCGCGCGCTAGAACGTTTCGAGAATGCGGTTCACGATATGGAATTGCGCCATAACGGGAATCAGCACCTAACTCAGCACGCGCTTAATGCAAAGAAGGTTCCGACTCCTCAGGGATTCCGAATTCAGAAGGAGCACCCACAATCATCCCGAAAGATTGACGCTGTAGTCGCTGCCGTTTTGGCATTCGAAGCGCGTGCTGACGCTATCGCTTCCGGTGCAAAGATGGGACGACGCGGAGGCCGAATCGTTAGCGTATAAAGGAGCCAAATGGCACTGTATAACTTGGAGACGCCGTTTTCTCCTGAATGGTGGCTAAAGCGGCTAACCGCAAAGCTAAACGGACAGCGAACAGATATTGATTACCTAGATGAACTTTATCGTGGGAATCATCCGATGCCCGATGTTCCTGAGAAGTTCCGACTTCTATTCCGTGGATTCCAGAAGATTGCGCGAACTAACTATTTGGCTCTCGTCGTAGAAGCGCCACTAGAGCGAATGAATGTCGTGGGATTCCGCGTGGGCGATAATGATACTGCGGATGATGCAACTTGGCAGCGTTGGCAGCAAGCACACCTAGACGCCGATCAGGTAGCGGTTCACCGAATGATGCTTTCTATGCGTCGCGGATATACGATGGTGGGCGCGCATCCTAGGAAGCCTGGACAGGTAGTGATTACTCCTGAGCATCCTACGCAGGTAATTCACGAGAGCTACCCTGAGGATAGGCGTGAGGTAAGGGCCGCGCTAAAGCTTTGGGTTGACGACGTGGGCGGATACCTTCGTGCGAATGTGTATCTTCCTGCGGGTGAGGCTGGTTTAAACGCTGGCCGAGTGTTCCGCTATCGTGGTGCGCGCAATTCGTCTCAGGAAGTGTTGCTAGCATCCCAGAGTCACAATCTGCTATTCGAAGCCTTTCAGGAATGGGAACTAATTGATTCCATGCCGACGGGCCTAGATGACGTGCCTATTACGCCATTTGAAAACCGATTCGATCCTATCCGTGGGGCGCGTGGGGAATTCGAAGATGTAGTGGACATTCAGCTACGCATTAACAATACGATCTTCCACCGACTAGTTGCCGAGCAGTTCGGATCATTCCGACAGAAGGCTATTCTTGATTATGTGCTAGAGCGCGACGCGAATGGTGATCCTATTCCTCCTGAGTTGCGCAATGATCCAGGTACAGCTTGGATTTTCGAGCCTGGCGAAGATGGTAATAGGCCAACCCTATTCGAATTCTCCCAGACAAGCACAGCGGATATCATTTCTGCGGCGGCGGCTGACGTTCGTGATCTTGCCAGCATTTCGCGCACTCCTCCACATTACCTTCTCACGGGAATGGTTAACGTGACGGGTGATGCGCTAAAGGCCGCTGAAACCGGATTGATTATGAAGGTAAAGCGTGAGCACATTCCGGAGGCTAGTGGCGGCTGGGAAGCAACAATGGCAAAGGCTGCATTGCTTTCCGATGATCCTACCGACTTCACAAGTGCGGAAACATTGTGGGCCGATCCTGAATCCCGTACATTGGGTGAATTGGCCGATGCCGCACTAAAGAAGAAGACTGCTGGTGTTACATGGCGTCAGCTTATGCTTGATTTGGGTTACACTCCTGACGCTATTGACCGAATGGAAAGCGAGCGCGTACAGGATGCTCTTACGGAATCGCTAATGAATCCTGTTCCTGTGGGCGGCGCGAATTCTAGTGGAGGTAATGTGCAGCCTAACAATGCAGGTGCAGGTGCGACCGGATGAGCGTAGAGAGCATCCTAGCAGCGCATTCAGCACAGCGGGAAGCTCTGGCTACGCGAATTGTTCAGCTTCTAGAACACGAATGGTCCTCGCTAGGTACGTGGGATTCCGCCGACGTAGAAAGGTTTGTCGGGCGCGTCATTCCCATTCTAACTGGTGGACAAGCGATGACAGCGAGGATGACCGACGTATACATTTCGCAGCTTCTTTCCGAAATGACCGGAGAGAATGTGCCCGTTGCGGGATTGCGAACGTCGGACCTAAAGGAAATGCGCGGAACTCCTCTAATGGAAGTTTACCGCCGACCATTTGTGGAAATGTGGACAGCATTAAAGGATGGGCAACTATTCGAAGATGCATACCAGGCTGGTTTAAATCGCGTATCCGAGCTTGCCGACGATGATCTTTCCTTGGCATATCGAAAGGCTTCTACTCTTGCATTTGAGAAGCAGCCTGCCGTCAAGGGATACCGAAGGGTAGTGAGGCCGGAAATGTCAAAGGGTGGCACTTGTCCGCTCTGTCATTTGGCATCCGAGAATCGCTATCATAAGAGTGATCTTCTTCCCATTCATACGCATTGCCGTTGTGCGGTTATGCCGATTGTTGGGAAGTCCGATCCTGCCTCACGTTTAAACGCTGAGGATTTGGGTCAGCTAGAGAAGCCTACCGAATTGCCCGTGGTGAGAAATCATGGCGAATTGGGGCCGATCTTGCAGGTAGCAGGACAGCATTATACTACAGAAGCGCAGGTCGCTTAAATCTCCCAGGAGGAAAGAAATGCCAGAGGAAGTAGAGAAGCAGGAGCAGAAGGTCACCGAAACTCAGGAAGTGACGGAGACAAAGGAAGCTCCAAAGGGCAAGACATTTGACGAAGATTACGTAAAGGAGCTTCGTCGTGAAAGCGCGGGTTATCGCTCGCAGCTTCGTAATGTAGAGCAGGAAAGGGACAGTGCATTGGCTGAACTAGAGGAATTGCGCGGCGGAAGTAAGGAAGTGTCCAGCCGAGTAGGAACTTTGGAACAGGAGAATGCGCGCCTAAAGGTTGCTCTGGAAAAGGGATTGCCCGCTGACCTAGTTCCTCGGCTTGTCGGAACTAATGCAGAGGAATTGGCAGCCGATGCAGATGCACTACTAGCCCTGATTGGTCCCGGTCAGAAGGCTATTCATGACAATGGGACACGTCAGAAGATCGAACCGCCAGACCTTGATACGCAAATTCTGGAAGCCGAGAAGACCAACAATTGGACTCTTGCGCGCGCACTAAAGTCACAGAAGGCGTATCGGCTGGCTAATCAAACCTAAGGAGATTTAAATGGCCGGTATTACCGGAACAGTAACCACATTCAATGCTCCGAATTATGTGGGAGAGCTATTCCAGACTTCTCCCGTAGACACTCCCTTCCTCTCTGCAATCGGAGGACTCACAGGAGGAGAGCAGGTCAATTCGGTAATGTTCACCTGGGAGACAACGGACCTTCGCGTTGCCGATAACACAAGGCAGCGTCTAGAAGGTGCTAACGCTCCTGGTGCAGAAGGTCGTACTCGTGCGGCTTCTTACAACGTCGTAGAGATTCACCAGGAAGCTCTAGCGATTTCCTACACTAAGCTTGCTGCCTCCGGACAGTACGCTTCTACAGGTGGGGTCGCCGGAACTAACACACAGGGACTTGACGAGGTTAACCGTATTAACGAACTTGACTTCCAGGTAAATGCGCACCTAAAGCAGATTGCGCGCGACCTAGAGAAGCAGTTCCTTACTGGTACTTTCGCGCACCCTGCCGACAATACCGCTCCACGTAAGACACGCGGTTTGCTTTCTGCTATCACTACAAACGTAAACGCTTTGGCCGCTACTCCTGCCTTGACTGCTAAGATGGTCAATGACATGGCCCAGACAATTTACGACAATGGTGGAATTCAGGAGGGCGAGACACGTACAATTATCGTTCCTTCTAACCTAAAGCGTAACCTCACAACCCTTTTCGTAACTCAGAAGGGATTCGTTGAGCCTACCCGTAATGTCGGTGGTGTTTCTCTTGACACTATTTACACTGATTTCGGACAGTTCAACGTGATGGTTGACCGTTACATGCCTACTGACACACTCGCTATTGTTTCTCTAGAGGAATGCGCCCCTGTATTCCTAGAGGTTCCTGGCAAGGGATTCCTATTCGTAGAGCCACTTGCAAAGACAGGTTCCGCCGAGAACTACCAGATTTACGGCGAAGTTGGTTTGCGCTACGGTAACGAACTAAAGCACGGTAAGATCACCGGAATCAACGCAACAGTTCTCTGATTGGAGCATTTAAATGGCTGATCGCAAGTTTCCTTCCGAAGAGGATTTGCGTAATCCTCTATATGTGATGCCTCTGGAATATGGTGCTCCTCAGGATCGTGGAGAGAGCGCACCACAGGCTAATCCTTCTCCTGGTCCCGGAAACGAGACTGAGCCACGTACCGACCTAAAGGAATTCGTGGTTGCTTCTGGCGAAGAGGCTCTTTTCGAGCGTCATTCTCCAAAGCCACAGTCTGCACCAGGATCGAAGGCTGGCGGAACCGAAGCACAGAAGAAGTGAGGTAAGGCACCGTGGCGCTATTTACACTAGATGATTTGGCCGTTCTAGCGGGTATTGACGTTTCAAGTGAGCGTTACGGTGCCGTTTACCGTACAGTCTTGGGATTGGTTCGTGAAGCATACGGGGCCGATCCTGAGGCTGCTACGGGAGATACGCGCCAGGTTATCGTATCTGTAGCAATGGCCGTAGCGTTGCGCGTGCTATCAAATCCTCTCGGTGCCCGTTCTATGGGATTGGGCGCAGCTAATGTCGTATTCGCCGGAAATGATGGGACCGTCGGTTCTGTCGGATTAACTCAGGATGAGCGCCGTTCACTAAGGCGTTTGCGCAGTCCTGGCGGTTCTATCGTTTCCGTGCCAATTCTGACCTATGGGGAGGAATTGATTTGATCACTGCGCTTATGAATGATGAAGTTGTAATCGTTAGGCTTTCCGACGGTGCGACTGACGAATATGGCCGACCTTCCCGTGACGAGGCCGAGCGTTTAAACTCTCGTGCCCGTATTGAGCAGCGTGCTTCTCGGGAAGGTGAGGCATTCACTGTAGACACATGGCGTATTGCGCTGCCCCCAAATACCGCAATCGACGCCGGGGATGAGGTTGAATATCAGGGAAAGCGCTATTCGGTATTGCAAGCTCCTGACAATCTTTCCATTCCCGGCTTCTCTGCCCTAGATCGGGTAGAAGTCGATTTGCGATATGTGGGGACACTAGATGCGACCTGAATTCATTCTACCGAAGGTTTTGCCGCCCGCAATTTCTTGGCTAAAGACTCAGCCTGATCTTGCGCCTTTGCATGGTGGCCGCGTTTCCGACGAGATTAGCCAGACTCTCCCTTGTCTCCGCGTAGTCGTAGGTTTCTATTTGCCCGCTAATAGGTGGGAAAGGAAGCCTGTATATCAAATTGATGCGTGGGGAAAGACAATGGCGGAAGCTGACGCGCTGGGAACTATGGTAGCGAATGTCTGGCCCGACTTTAGGGGAACAGTAGGCGCGGCGAATATCGTGGGCGCTTGGCTTCATACCGACGGGCCGCTACCGCTACGTGATCCAGATACACAATACTATCGTACAATGGTGCAAGCCGCACTCGAAATCCACGCAGGAGGATTCTAATGGCCGAAGATTATGTAGTTGCACTGAATGACCTTTACCTTCCCGGTTCCCTGACGCTCGCTCACCTAAAGGGACAGCAGGTGCCGAAGGAGAATGTAGAGCACAATGGCTGGACGGATCAGGTAGCGTCACCTTCCGCAAAGGCCGCTAAGGAAGCAAGTGGCGCGTGAGTATGACATTCAACTAAAGCACAATTGGCGTGAGCTTGTCGAGGGAATGACGGAAGACCTGCTAGAAGAAGCGGGCGAAATCGTTCGTGACCACGCGCGCTCTAATGCGTCTGGTATTTCGCGCGACACTGACGCAATTGTATCCACGGAAGTTGACGAAGATGATGAAGGACCATTCGTTGACGTGGGATACGACAAGACAAACCCAGGATTCGTATTGTGGTGGCATGAAGTCGGGACAAGTCAATTCCCGCCAAGTCCACACCTTAGGCCCGCAGCGGCGAGGAAGGTAGTTTAAACTATGCCTATGGATTCCAAGACAATCTCGCTAGGCCCAGGTCTTTTGTATTGGGCACCTGCGGGAACTGCCGATCCGACTACAGCAGTAACGGGAAGCGTAATTTCCGACACACTCGCAGTAGCATGGAAGCAGATTGGTTATACCGAAAATGGAAGTGAATTCTCTTATGAATTGTCTTCCGAAGATGTAACAGTGGCCGAAGTATTCGACCCTATTACTCACAAGACTACAGGACGTTCCGGTAGCGTCGCATTCGAAATGGCCGAAGTAACGGTTAAGAATCTCGTTCTTGCCCTGAATGGCGGAACGGTTACGAATACCGGAACTGGTGCTACGGCTTTGTGGACATACGAACCACCTAACCCTGGTTCCGAAGTTCGCGTAGCTCTATTGTGGCAGAGTGAAGACAATACAGAGCGCTGGATTTTCCGCCAGGTATTCCAGACTGGTTCTGTTACTGTCGGTCGTCGTAAGGGTGCGGATAAGGCTACCGTTCCCGTGACATTCTCTCTAGAAATTCCTACTGGCGCACGTCCATTCAAGGTATGGATGGCTACAGACAACAAGGCTGGCGGACAGGTAGTTCAGCCGTAATCTGAGGAGACTTAATGACAGAGGCAACAGTAGTGGCAGTGAACGATGCGAAGGGCGTAAAGCCTACATTCGATTTCGCTGGCGAGACATGGACGATTGTAAAGAAGCCGTCAATGCTAATGCTGGCAGAATTCGCCCGCACCGAAACTAGTGATGATGCTTCTGCCCTTGGTGTTCTGGCTGATTTCTTTGAGGCTAGCTTGGGCGAGCAGTACCCACGATTCCGAAAGATTGTCTTTGGTGGCGACTTTGCCGACGAGGACGTTTTGGGATTGATCGGGGTGATTGTCGAAAAGACAATGGGCCGCCCTACCGAGTAGTTCAGGAGTTAACGGGATGGGCTCAGGCTAATTGGATTGTCCTAGAAGGAAGGGCTATTCGGGACGGTGTAATTAGCTTGGGCCAATCTCTCCTGGACTTCCCTGCCTATGGCACCCTAAGCTATATCGAATACGTCGTGAGGGAAATGAGCGAGGATAACGAATCGCACATGAATGACCTGTACGACGTGGCCCTAATTGGCGGCGATAATCGTCGTCACGCAATCATGGAAGCAATGGCGGCATTTGGAGGCGATTAATGACTACCCTATTGGGTGACGCACGTATCCGCATTCGCCCCGATATGACCGGCGTAGAAAAGTCTATCACTGGTGGCATCGGCGGCGCAATGAAGAAGGCTGCCCTTGTTGCTGGTGCTGCATTTGCTGCTGCTGGCGTAGTCGATTTCCTAAAGGATTCCGTTCGCGCGGCATCCGACCTAAACGAAACACAGAGCAAGGCGAACGTTATTTTCGGAAAGTCCGCGAAGGAAATCAATTCGTGGGCTAACAATGCCGCTACGTCATTCGGTCTATCAAAGCAGCAGGCCCTAGACGCAGCGGCTTCTTTTGGTGATATGTTCTTGCAGCTTGGATTCACGCGCGACCAGGCCGTAAAGACTTCTAAGTCCACCATTCAGCTTGCTTCCGACCTTGGCTCTTTCTCTAATGTTGATCCTTCCGACGTATTGCAGCGAATCCAGGCCGCTTACCGTGGTGAATTCGATTCGCTACAGCTTTTGATTCCTAACATTAATGCGGCGCGAGTAGAACAGGTTGCGCTTGGCCTAAGCCACAAGAAGTCTGCTAAGGAATTGACTGCGGCGGATAAGGCTATGGCGGTTAACGCAATTGTAACAAAGGACGGAGCTAGGGCCGCTGGCGACTTCGCGCGTACTTCTGGCGGATTGGCTAATCAGCAGCGTATTGCAGCGGCACAATTCGAAGACACAAAGGCTAAGCTAGGTCAGGCTTTGCTTCCCGTGATGACGAAGGTAATGGGTTTCATCACCACTACATTCTTGCCGGGATTCGAAAGGCTCGCTAACATCGTCGGTCCTATTCTGACGAAGGCAATTAGTACGGCTGGGGAATTCATTGGAAATCTGATGCATTCCTTTCAGTCTGGGCAGGGAGCAATTAAGGGCTGGGGCGATGCCTTTTCCGGCGTTGGCTCTGCTATTGCTACTTTCGTCCGAGCTATCCTTCCGACATTGCAGGAATTGGCCCGAAATGTTATGGGTGTCGTCGGGCCAGCCATTCAGTCTATCGGCAAGATCATCCGTGAACAGGTCTTGCCAGCACTACAGGCATTCATTCCGGCTGTAACTCCTATTGTTAAGTTCCTGGTGCAGCAAATCGGTTCCGTTCTAGTCGGCGTTCTAAAGGGTGCCGTTAACGTAATCGAAGGTGTATTCCGAATCATTAGCGGAATCCTGAATGTCTTCACCGGAATCTTCACAGGAAACTGGAAGAAGGTTTGGGAAGGTGTTAAGCAGATTTTCGGCGGCGCGGTTCAGGCTATTCTAGGTGCGGTTCAGATTTGGCTATTCGTCGGTCTTCCTCGCCTAATGCTCCGTGGTGCCGCATTCGCATTCGGTCTATTCCGTGGTGCTGTAGTTAGTGGATTCAATATCGCTAAGAACCTATTCTTTGGTGCGCCTAAGCTGCTATCCGACGGGCTGCTAAAGTTGGGTGGCCTAATTGTCAAGATCGGTAAGGGCGCGCTATCGTGGTTCGGACGAGAGGTTAAGTCCGGATTCAATTCGGTAGTTACGTGGGTAGGAAAGGTGCCTGGCCGAATTGGTGACGCATTCAAGAGTCTAGGAAAGCTCATCGTTAATGGTGCGAAGGCCGGAATCTCTGCCGTATCTTCGTGGATCAACAATAACATTATCGACAAGCTGAATGTCCTGACTAAGCTATTCGGTCTGACGATTCCGCACATTCCTGGATTCTCTAGCGGCGGCGAAGCTCCTGCTGCCTATAAGTCCGCTTCACGTTTCGTTCGTGCATTCGCTACAGGTGGCGTTATGCCGGGTTACAATCCTGGCCGTGACGATTCCCTGATTGCTGTGGGTGGCGGCGAAGCGATCATGAGGCCCGAATGGACTAGGGCTATTGGTCGGGACACTATCGACGCAATGAATAAGGCCGCTCGCATGGGTGGCACAAAGGGAGTTCAGCAATTCCTAGCTCAGAATGGTCCTGGCTACTCTCTCGGTGGCGTATTCGGATCGGTTTGGAATGGTCTAAAGTCTGTCGGCGGAAAGGTTGTAGACGTTGTAGCAGGTCTGGGAAAGAAGGCCGTTTCCGGATTGGCCCGCGATATCCTACAGCCTCTCGTTAATGGATTCAAGAATACCATTGGCAACCGTGGCGGATTCCTGGGCAAGCTATTCGGTGGCGTTCTAGATTCGCTGCTAAAGAAGGTTCAGGCGTGGGGCGAAAACCAGGAAACATATCAGGGTGGCGGAAACGTCGGTCCTGCTGGTGGCGCTGCACGATGGACTAGCGTTATTCTGACTGCCCTTCGAATGCTGGGACAGAGTGCAAGTTGGCTTCCTGTCGTACTTTCCCGAATGAATAGGGAATCTGGCGGAAATCCAAATGCCATTAACCTTTGGGATTCGAATGCGAAGGCCGGATATCCTTCTCAGGGTTTGATGCAGACAATTCCCGGTACGTTCTATGCTTATGCTGGTGCGTTGGCCGGTAGGGGAATTCGTGACCCA